AGGACTTATTATCTCTCAAAGGTTTTTGAGAGAGATAATAAGTCCCAAACCAAAAAAGGAGACAGCAGGATGAATGACAAACAAACTTTGATGGAACGAGTTATTGAGCAGGTAAAAAAAGATGTTGCTGATAAAGAATTGCAACCCCTTGCTCTCCTTCTTTCCAACATAGACAGACGTTTACTAGAAAGTTTTATGGAAGAAGCAGAGGAGGAAGCATGAAACACTATCTTGAATTATTAATTTCGTTTATAATTAACATCCTTCCTCTCGTGGTTATATACTTTATCTTTATCCACTCGGGGTTTTTAAATAACATTAATACTTATATAACAAAGGAGATGACAGAATGTCCCGTGATCCAGTAGATATTGCAGAATTAGAACGAGACTTTGAGGAAACCTATGGCTCCCGCGAACAGCAATTTGCTGAGTGGTGGCATAGTCAAGAAAGAAAAGCAGATATGGAACATGAAACAAAGGAGATATCCATTGAAAAGTAAAGAACTGAAAGCAGACTGGGAAGTCTGGGTAGCTGGTCATAAGTTACTGGTACACGATAAAACTTACTATGAAGCTTTAGAAGAAGCCGAAGCTTTCGGAACTCCTTTTGCTATCACTCAGAAAAATTATACATATAATCAAAGGCTTATGAATGAAACTGGAACACTACAATAAATTAAAAAAGAAAATGGAAGGTACTCTGCAAGAAGATATGAGAGTCTTTCTTGAAAATGGTGGGGTAGTAACAGCCTATAACAAAGGTGTTATGGGAGACATGTCCACAGTAATAACTTTTAATAATAAAAAATTAAAATCAAAAAGAATTTTTAATCTCTCGAAGAATTCGAGAGAGATTAAAAATCCTTAAAGAAGAGGGTAGACCGATGACCAACTTTACAGAAGCACTCAAAGCAACGGAAGAAATAGTTCAATTAACCATGAAATTATCCGATGACAGTTATGCAGCAGTATCTGGGAGACTGATGGCCTTAATTCCTTACATAATAAATGAGGAAGACCCGGATGTTCGACTCAGAATTTTAACTGCAAGAGTTGAGTATTTAAAGGAGCAACTAAATGAAAACTAGAATACATGTAAACCAGCACAACATTAGGGCTATGCTAAAGGAGAAAACCAATGTCTAATATTGTTTCATTAAATTCTAATCGTGAGGATATGCTCGGCATATACAATAAGGGGTATGGAGCTGCTAGTTTTGATACTTGTTTAACCCCGCTTTATTATGCCCCTTCACCACATGACAGAATTCAGTCTAATAAAAGAGCTGTCTATCGGGAAGATACTTGGGACTTGTTGGGAGTTGTTAGCGATAAGTACAAGCTAGTTACTCACCGCGAGATGATTGATAACCAACGTGCCATTCTGGAGCGTTCTAATCTTGATTGTTCTAACATTGAAGAAAGGATTACTGTTGGTAGCAACGGCAGCAAATGCTTTGTACATCATACTCTCCCTGCTCATAAGGTAACTACCCCCGATGGTGACACTGCGGTGTTAACATTCCTTGGTACTAACAGCTACGATGGGACATTTAGTTTCCTGTTATCTGGTGGTGCAAGGCAGGGTGCTTGTATGAATGGTCAAGTATGGACAGCAGAAGCAGCCACAATTTATAAAGCTAAACACTCTAAATCTTTAAATATTAATCACGCTGCCCGAGTTGTTGGTTCCGCTTTAGATGTGCTTTCTGAACAAAATAATATGTGGCATACTCTTGCCAACATGGGATGTACAGATTACGCAGCTAAAAATTGGATACTAAAAGCTCTTAATATTAATATGGATGCTGAAGAGTTTGAAGCGCACTGTCATGAAACTGGTAAGTCTAATAAAAATTACCGGTATCTTGTTGATGCTTGGTTCAAGTACCGCAACAGACTTCGTAGCCCAAGTAAATGGGCTTTGTATAATGCATTTACTGATTGGTCTACTCATGCTCCTGCTGCGAGAAAGAGTACTGATTTCAGTAACTTACAGCGTAAACGTGAGGCAGTTGTTCGAAGTGTGATAGCAAAACTTGCTGCTTAAATTCATAGCCAAGGACGGCTTTTTAGAAAGGAAAATATATGCGTCCCTTATACGAAAATAAAAAATCTTTAGAAAAAGAGCGAGAGTTTGCAGCAGTAATCCAAGAAGCTTGGAACTGTACTTTAGTTAAACTCCCTATCCAATACAGCTTAGACTATGGCTGCTATAGGGATAATGAATTCTTAGGCTTTGTTGAGCTAAAGAATAGAAGTGTAAACAAGAGTACCTACCCTACTTATATGATAAGCCTTAGTAAATTCTTAAAGGCAAAAGAATTAAGTAGAAGCACAGGTAAAGGTACTAGTCTTTGTGTATCTTGGAAAGATGAGAAAGGGTATGTAAGATTAGATACAATTGCGGGGTACGATATTAACCAAGGGGGTCGCACTGATCGTAATGATTGGCAAGACCAAGAGCCTATAGTCTTTATAGATATAAATAACTTTAGAAAAATATAGAGGTACATATGGATAACCTACTGCTGCTTCTTTCTACTACTAAGAAAGATATTATAAATAATTTTAAAAATATAAAAAATACTTTTAAAGATTCTATTAATAATCTTAATAAGATTAAAACAGTAGCAGCAGTAGCAGCTTGGATGTTAAGCGTTATAGCTGCTCTATTTTTCTTAATAGAGGTTATAGAGTTAATAGATTTTAATAGTGTAACAGGTTTTATTCCCTCTAGTCTAGAGTTTGCTGGTGTTTCAATTTCCGGTTGGAACTTGAGCCAACGTCTGGCTAGAGATATAAAAGTAGCTGTATAAATAAATGTTTGCAATACCGCGAACACTAGTTTATACTAATCGTTCAATCAACAATACACATGAGGTGTAATATGCCAGTAGTATCAGGAACCGCTTATTGGGCAAGCGTAACTCAGCCTAACACAACTTACGAACCAGTGTACTCAGTCAACCTTGTTGTTGATGAGGAGACTGCCGACTCTTTCGAATCACGAGGCTTTAAGCTGAAAGATATGGACGAGGGTCGAGCATTGGTTATCAAGCGTAAGGTCAATGGGCCGAACGGTATGGTACGTTCAGCTCCCAAACTCTTTGATGCTTCAAAGCGTGAGATCAGCAGCCTTATCGGCAATGGTTCCACTGTTAAAGTACAGTACAAAGAGTGGGAGTCCGAGCGATTGGGAGTGACATACAAAGGTTTGGACTTCATGGCTTTGCAAGTAATTGATCTTGTAAGTTATAACAATCAGCCCGGAGATGAGTTTGAAGTAGAAGGCGAAACCTCTGATCCTTTCACTGAGGATGCGCTGTGATCTATCAGTGGGCTGATAGTAAGTACGATGTCTCCACTCTGGGGGAGGAAGTCAAGGAAGACTTCCTCACTCTTTCAGAGGTTCAAAATGAAATACTTTTGTTACGCAAGAGATCGTATGTTTTAGAATGCTGTGCAGCTGAGTTGAATCGCAAGATACAATCAAGCTTATCAGACGAGGTACTTATTAAGGATTAAAAGTTACCCCTCACCTCCAGCTGTTACTCCTTCAGCTGGAATCCTAGGGGGGGCAGAAATGTCCCCCCTTTTTTTACGAGGAAACTTATATGGCATTTATTAAGACACATGTTTATTGTCCAGAATGTGGAGGTAAAGACCCAGCATCAATCAACGAAGACGGTTCAGCTTACTGTTTTAGTTGTAACAAACGAATAAAAAATTATAACGAGGCCACAAAAGGTGAGGTGTTTATGGCGCAACAAAAAGTAGTACCACTTGCTGGTGCTTCTCCCCCCAGTATTATTGATACCAGTGTAGGCGAGTTCAACGCTCTTACAGACAGAGGTATCTCTCTTAAAACCGCCCAGTTTTATGGCGTTAAATCTTCTAAGAATTCCCAAGGTAAAATCAATTCACATTCTTATCCCTACTATGTTGCCAACGAGGTAGCTGGTTACAAGGTACGTGAGCCTAACAAAATATTTTCTTGGAAGGGAACATCTATAGGCACTGGCTTGTTCGGTCAGAATTTATTCTCTGAAAGCAACTCCAAGAAGATTACTATAACTGAAGGTGAGTGCGATGCTATGGCATCCTATGAACTACAAGGTTCAAAATGGCCTGTAGTTTCTTTAAAGAATGGAGCAGCAGGAGCAGAGCGTGACATTAAACAATCTCTAGAATTTTTAGAGAAGTTTACTGAAATTATTATTAACTTTGATAACGATCAACCGGGCAGAGAAGCAGCTCGTAAAGTTGCGAGACTTCTGGCACCCGGAAAAGCTAAGATTCTTACAATGCCTGAAGGCTATAAAGATGCTAATGATATGCTTATCAAGAACCAACGGGCAGCTTATTCAGCAGCTTGGTGGGAAGCTAAACTGTATACTCCCAGCGGTGTTGTCAATGCCAGTGAATGTCTTGACAGCTGGTTAAATCGTGAAGAGAAACCTTCTGTTGCATTCCCTTGGGAAGGTCTCAATAAAAAGCTTTATGGTTTAAGGCGGGGCGAGTTAGTTACTCTTACTGGTGGTACTGGTCTAGGTAAGTCTAGTGTCACAAGAGAGCTGGAGCATTGGCTGCTCACTCAGACTAAAGATAATATTGGTATCATTGCGCTGGAGGAGAATCAGAATAGAACTATAGATGGACTATGTTCTATTGAGGCTGATGCTAAACTCTACATAGATCATATCAGAAAAGCATATGACCCAGAAACATTACGAGATATTCATACTAAGATTATGGGTAATGAAAATGCTGGGCGTGTTTGGATTTTCTCACATCTAGGTGTGAATGATGTCGAAGAGATTTACAGTAAGATAAGATTCATGATTGTAGGTTGCGACTGTAAGTGGGTAGTAGTAGACCATCTACACATGCTTGTATCAGCCAGTACTGAGGGTGATGAGAGGCGTACTATTGATAGCATCATGCATAGACTACGCTCTATAGTAGAGGAGACAGGAGCAGGTATGATACTGGTCTCCCACTTAAAGAGGGCTGAAGGTAACAGAGGTCATGAGAATGGCCTGACTGTCAGCCTTAGTCATCTTAGGGGTAGCCAATCTATTGCGCAGCTTAGTGATTGCGTCATCGCTTTAGAGCGTAACCAGCAGTCAGATGATAAAGACGAGGCGAACACTACATCATTAAGAGTATTGAAATCTAGGTACACTGGTGATGTTGGTAGAGCTTCTGATTTACTGTACAATGATGAGACGGGGAGGCTCAGTGAAGTATTTTTAGATGAGCTAGACGAGGAGTTAGGAGATATACTATGAACTTAGTATTTGATATTGAAACCAATGGTCTTCAAAACTGTAACACTATCTGGTGCATCGTTGCTTATGACGTTGACACCGAGATTTTATACAGCTTTGGGCATAAAGAAATAGATGAGGGTCTTGAGCTGCTCTCTAAAGCTAATAAATTAATTGGGCATAACATTATAGGTTTTGATATCCCTGTGATACGTAGGTTAACTGGTTTATCTTTATATAATAAAAAGATTGTAGACACTTTAGTATTGTCTAGGTTATTTAATCCAACCCGCGAAGGTGGACATGGCCTAGAATCTTGGGGCTACAAACTTAGCTATAATAAAATAGACTTCCATGAATACGATAGGTTCAGTAGAGAAATGCTGGAGTATTGTGAGCGAGATGTGCAGCTAAATGCTAGAGTTTATATGGAGCTGCGTAAAGAAGCCGTAGGTTTTTCTGCGGATTCAATACGCTTAGAGCATGAATGTTATAAGCTACTAGAGCAGCAGCGTGTCAACGGCTTTCTGTTTGACAGGGAGCATGCTTACAGCTTACTCACTCAACTGCGTAATCGTTTAAACGCAGTGGTGGGTGAAGTGCATGAGCATTTTAAACCTAAAGTAGAGGTGACCCGACTTTATATCAGAGAGACCAAGGCTGGTGTACCTTCCCGCATGGCTGAGACAGACAAAGGCATCAGGGTTCGGACAACAGCAGAAGAATTTGAGTTCGCATCTTCTTGTGGGTATGTAGATCGTACTAAAGTAACTGAGTTTAACTTAGGTTCACGTAAGCAGATAGGTGAGTATCTCCAAGATTTTGGATGGAAGCCTACCAAGTTTACCCCCACAGGACAGCCTATTGTAGATGAAGGTACGTTGCTGGACATTGATAACATCCCTGAAGCCAAGATGATAGCCGAGTATCTTTTATTACAGAAGAGAATTGCCCAGCTAAAATCATGGTTTAAATTTAGTTGTGAGGATGGTCGGGTTCATGGGTATGTTAATCCTAATGGTACGATTACAGGGCGCATGACCCATCGTGATCCTAACATGGCTCAAGTACCAAGCTCCCGCGCTCCTTATGGTAAAGAATGCAGACAATGCTGGCATGTACCTACTGGTTATAAATTAGTAGGTATTGATGCCAGTGGTTTAGAGCTACGTATGTTGGCTCACTACATGAACGATGAGGCGTTTACAAATGAAATACTCAATGGTGACATCCACACAGCTAATCAAAAGCTTGCAGGACTTGAATCAAGAGATCAGGCAAAGACTTTCATCTATGCACTTATATACGGAGCAGGAAATGAAAAGCTTGGACAAGTGGTTGGTGGAAACAAGAGCCACGGTAAGAGACTTAGAGAATCTTTCCTTAATAATCTCCCAGCATTTGCTGCTCTTGCAAAACAGATTGAAAGAGCATCAGGCAGGGGATACCTCCGGGGCGTAGATGGGCGTAAGATATTTATTCGTTCAGCGCATGCTGCTCTTAACTCCTTATTACAGGGAGCTGGTGCAATCGTGATGAAGAAAGCATTAGTTATCTTTGATTCTAAACTAAGGGCAGCCAACCTTAATGCTCAGATTGTAGGTAACATCCATGACGAATGGCAGGTCGAAGCCCTTGAATCAGATGCTGCTCTGGTGGGCAGTCTCGGTGTAGAAAGTATAGTGGAAGCTGGTGCTGCTCTAGCGTTGAACTGCCCGCTTGATGGTGAATATAATATAGGAGATAATTGGAGTGAAACACACTAATGAGTTACTTAATTGAATGTACTTCTTGCAAAGTAGACCATAAGCTACAGCACATGGATTGGGAAAGTTTAGTATGTGTCGAATGTGGATTTGATATGCCTAATACTTTACCAGACATGTACCGTAATTATATTAACTTACAGTATCAGGACGGCCTGTGGTATTACATAGGCAATAAAGATGGGGCAAGGCGTACACTCGAAGCTCATATAAGAAAGAATAAAAACAGAATGTTTATAGGCGGTAGCTATATTAAAAAGGATA